GTCGTGTTGGTTTTGCATGTTGTCCATAAATAAAAATACAACCTTGAAGTAAAAAGCGAGTAGGACTTTTATTAGATGGTTCTGAAAGAGGGCCTGTTTCCACACCCATCATTTCAGTTGATAAAGTACCCTCATTTAAAAACTTAAAATTGAATGACTCAATAGCAGGTTTTAAGTCAGCAGCTGAAATAACAGCGCTTGCACCTGTTCGTGATCCTGGTATTCCAGCAAGATGAAATCCTGCAATATAAGGAAAACGAGCATCAGCTATAACTGGTGCCATGCACAATCCATCAAAGGTATCAAATGATAAATTATATTGATGACCTTTAAGAACAATGTCATCACTAACACGAGTAGTTCTTACAGAGGCTGATAATCTGCTGATGTTAACATCAGCTGTTGCTGATTTATGAACTAAATAACCATTGAATGGTCGTTGAAGTTCTTCTTCAGGTAAATAAGATAGCATATTCTTGTTTGGACCACCTTGTGGTAGATCTACAAGTGCATAATCCTTACCTGGAATTCTGTAAATACATTCAGCATTAACAACAGCTTCAAAATTAGGACCAATAGTGTTTGGTTCAACTCTAGTAACTGTTAAAACAGTTGTTACACCAGGTTTAAGCATATGACCAGGAACAAGCCAAAGAGTATTGCATATAGGAAATATATCAAAACGAGCTCCAGTTCCGTCAGAACGTTTAAAATCTGCAAATGCAACTTTTTCTGAAATTACAGTTAATAGTTCATCAAGAACTCGAGTTCGTGTTTGGCGAGATAAAGGTAAACGAGTGCGTACAATTGGTTTCCAAACTGTCTTTTTCTCGTTATCCATAGGTCTTGGAACACTTTGTAAAGATCCTTGTGATTCAAATGATTTCCAAAAAGATCTCATAGCCATAACAACAGACATTGATACAAATGCACCTAATAACGCTTTAAAAAGCATTGGACGCGGATAATGAAACGTTCTGATATCACGTAAACAATTTCGCAAGAAATCTGGGTGATTTGCTATGCGATCTACAACACGCATTTGATATGGTACATAATCACGTGTAGCAACAAAAGTTGAACCTGTTATAATGAGAACAATTAATGCTACAATTTTAAGTTGAAATAACATTAATAAAAGAGCAAGCACTAAAGTTCCACCATAATAGAGTCTTTTACATACAATGACAGCTCGATCTAAAAATGTATAAGAACGTGGAAGCCAAATAATAAATTTTTGAGCCTTAATGACTGCAGCCAATAAATAAAATAAACAAGTATACTTAAAAAGTGAATATACGATAAATATAGCACCTTGTGATTTAAATTTCTTGCATCCATATTGACAAAAATCTGGAAATGTTCCATGTTCACAAAATTTAATAGAACTCATGTTGTTTTCATTTTCTACGAGTCTCTTTTGACGAGCGAAATGAGCTTTGGATTCGGTGATAACATAGGGTAAAATATCAGAGAAATTAACTCCCATAAGTTCCTCACCTGCATAAGTAGCTGGTGCATATGAATATGTAGCTGCTTGATTAGGTCTTGGATGAACCTTAATAGTACGACAATCAAGATTCCAAATATTGATCATATCATCATCGGGAATCTTTGTTGTATCTACAGCAGAAGATCCTTCAACTTGATATTGAGGTTGTACACTAGCTTTAATGTGTAAGTCAGCTCGACGCATATTAGATGCTGGATCATGTGAAAATGTTCGTGCTCCCATATCATCTAAATTAGAAGTGATAAATAAACACATGTTTCTAAAAGTAACACAGCCTTTGGAATCGACATCAGCTTTAAGTGCTTGTGAAGGCACATTATTGGCTATATCAATGACAGGTCTCAAAGGATTCTCTGTGGTAAAATTGGCATGTGTGTTTGCTACATCATCAATAATGATTGTAACATCACTTGATTTAACATTAGAGTCAAATTTGTCAGAACTTTTAATAGTTGAAATGTATTTGGTGTCAGTTGGAAATCCATTGGCTAGACAAATAGCATGATTTAACTGCTTAGTTAAACGAGATTTACAAACTGAGGTAGGTCCAGTAATTAAAACAGTAAAAGGCTTAATTTTGGTATCTCCTCGTGTTTGGTATCCAATCAAAGTAATTTTCATACGTTCTAAATGAATTAAACGATTGGTAAGAATAGTTTTATCCATAGATTTAGTAGATAATCTGATCATATCTTTTGTTCTAGACAATAAAGTGCAAAGACGATCTTCAAATTCAGATTCAGTACAAGGTAAATCAGCAAGATTACCGGTTTGAATTAAAAGAATATTGGCACTTAAAAATGCAAACTCTGA